ATCATAATATAGTCCTTTTGTTAGTTTATTCATTAATTCTATCATAAAATAGTCTATTTGTCAAGCGTTAAAAACCCTTATAAATCATAGGGTTTTGTGTCATTTGCCACTATTTTACACGTGGATTGTATATCATCTATAAGATGATTCACTTCAGCATCCCGCTCAGGCGTTTTAGGATGATTATACTTCAAGTTGTATAACTTATCTGCCTGAGCTTTGATACTATCAATCTTCTTACAAAAATCACTTATTTTGTGTAACATTATTGATTACCTTTAAACATTGTCCAAGGCCACTTTGTTTTCATTTCAGCCCACGACTTCTTTTGGTACTCTTTAGTTTTCTCAACTTCACTACCTATAAAATTTACAAGTTTGCCTGGTGTTTCTGCAATTGCATTACCAAACTCTTGTGGTGTGATTGTCTTCTTTTCATCAGCACTTGCCATATTCATTGATACTAGTATTACTGTAACTAATAACGTAGCAAATAGTAATGATTTTTTTATATTCCACATTATGTCTTCCTTCCCATTGTTTTAAAATCAGCTTTATCAACTACCTGGTAGTTACCTTTATTGTAGGCAATGCCGATCGTCTTGCCTTCGGGTAACTGTACTTTAGGTTTTGACTCTTTAGTACATGCACCAGATATTCTATCACTTGTAGGTATAGAATTTCTTTGTAGACCATTTATATCTAATGTATAGTCAGGTCTATTAAATCCTTTAAGAGTTCTAGTAAACGACTCTCTATTAATCTTTAACCATTTATCTTTTGTCATAATCAATATACTTTATAGTTCCTTCTACGTATCCGTATTTCTTATCTTTTACTTTAGGGTTTGTAAACATAGTGTTAGCGTCACCTGATTTGTAGCCATTCTTATGTGATAGTGTAATATGAGCAGCGCCTTTATCATGTCTTTTGATTCTATTGTACTCTTTATCAACCATATTGTCAACCCATAATGCGTCAATGTGATTGTTTGCTCTGTAACCTTTGATAAACACACCCACTTTTTTACCTACAAGTTTAGAATATTTGTTATAAACTTTCTTAATAGGTTTAAATGCAAGTGTAACGTGATCTGATACAAGTATATCTTTTGTAGCAAGTTTCTTTACAACGTTACAACTTTGTCTATCTAATTGTACTGCAAAATAACCGTTCACTATTTCCACCATTCATTCTCTTGTTCAATTGCAACATCAACATCTGATCCTTCTTTTGTTGATACAGATTTTATTTGAGCAAAATAGCACCAGTTAGACCCAAAGGTAACTGCACCTGTATATCCTAGATCAGTATCGTATTCTTTAGCATTTAATGAGGTATCATCTTCAGCAGCAATGTCTTCTTTTCTTACTGCGATACCGATGTTGACTATCTCACCAACTCTACCTCTATTGTCTGTTATCATGTCTCCTAATTTAATTTGCATAGTGTCTCCTTTAGTTTAAGTTGTAAATATAATTTGGGTTAAGTTTTTTAGTTTTGTAATTCTTTGTAAAGTCAGGATCAAAATCTTTTCTGAAACCTTGTCTACCATTAAACAATTGACCATAGTCGTTGAATAGATTGTCATCACCTGCAGCCGTTTCTGGACCGAATACATCTGCATATGTTTGATAGTACTCGTCTGGATATACTATCTCAATGCCAGTAGCACCTGTGAAATTAGTAGCGTCTTCTCTATACGTCTTGTTCGCATAGGCTTTGAATTTAAGTAATTGTTTTCTATAGTATTTGATTTTCTCTATAGGTACATTTCTGTAGATAGTAGCTGAAGACCAGAACGTATCATATTCTGATTCTGGATCAACGTATTCTCTTTTGTAGATAATATTAAAACTTTTAAACCATTCTTTTGTCATATATACACATAATATATCAGAAAATTACGGAATTGTCAAGCGTTAAAAACGTTGATTTTACTAGGTTTTTAGGAATAATTATGAGAACAAAACGAGAACATCTATGATTCGTACCCATATTTTGCGATATAATATGAATCTACTATGTCGGTTACTGGATTATTGAGTTTTGTTTGTTCAAATTCTTTGACTAAATCAACACCAGTATCTTTTGTAAACTGCTCATACATCTTTAGTTTATCTGCATTACCCTTGCCAGTAGCATTCTTCTTTATCTGACCTGGTACTATAGATTGAAATCGTTTATTGAGTTTATACAGTTTATGTTTGAGAGCACCCATATTCTCTGCTAGGTTGAATACAAGTCCTTTACTACCATATGAGTAGCCTTCTATAAAAATATTACCAATAGCAGTATCAATAACAGAAAGCGCCCACTCGGAAATCTGGTCGTGTCGTTGTTGTTCGGTGGTATAGGGTAGATGTAGTCTGCCATTTATTTTGCCATTATAAAAGTTACCTTCATATTTTTTCACGTTTGTAAGATAGTATATCTTACAGTTATCTAATTTAAACTCACCTCTACATACACATATAGCAGGACTGCTTAAACTATAATCAATTCCAATCGTCTTCTTCTTCATTATCATGCTCAAAGATTGCGTCATCATCATCTATAGAAGTATCAGCACCACAAAATGGACATGTGGTAGGCTCATTGTCTTCATCTTTCCACTTGACCCAATAACTAACATCACAGTTAGGACAAGTTATTTGTACTTTGTTTATATTATCTGACATTCGTAATCCCTTATGTATCTTATTTTATCAAATAACTTTGCTTCTGCAACATCTCTCCATACAACTGATAAAGCATTTTGAGTTTGCTCTGTAGCATTTGTACCAGTTATCTGATAGTCGGCACACATTGTTGATAATACTTGAACATTATAACCTAACTTTGCCCAATTGATAGCTGATATAGGTTTATTTCTAAACACACAACCAGATGTATTTGTGCCACCGATTATGATATTATTTATTTCATAACCCATTTTTCTTACCTCTATTTTTATACTCTCAATAGTGCTACTATCACAATGTACAGTTTTCCATATTTGTCTATTTTCTATTTTCATCATCTTTGCAACTTCTTCCGTACGTTTGTGTTTTTCAGGATTATGATTAGAAATAATAATAAGAGGTTTTTCTCTTACAGTATTTAATAACCATGCTAATGTAGAATAACGTTGATTATTTGTGTGTTCACTACCTAACGCAGGATGTCCTTCAAAATCAATAAGTAATATAATTGTTGTAGGTTTTAAATCCATTTTATTACTTCTTCTGGTTCTGGTTTCATATCCATTTTTCTTTCTTTTTCTCCCATACGATTTCTACGATATATTTTTGCCTTACCTATACTACCTAACAATACAACAGGATGTTTTACCCAAGGTAAGTCTGACCACGCTTGAAGATTAGAGTGGGGAAAACATGCTATTGTAGATGTATCTAAACCTTTTTCTAACGCAAAGGCTGATAAATTAGCCATAAACATACCTACTTCAGTTGCCGTTGTTCTCATCATTGATTCACATTTTTTGGGATCTGTTTGTTCAAAATAGTCACCTTCATCTATACACTTTTGATAGTAAGCATTTGGTTTACACACCCTTTGTGTAAAAACTAATACATAAGGTGCTGTGCTTAAATGTTTAAAGTAAGGATTGTATCCTTCTTCTTTGTGATCTTTAATTTCTTTTTCATTTATTCGTTTTTTATTATTCATACTTTTCTGCCATATAGAGTGTTTTTCATTTACCTTGTCAGGACCTAACACATTACAATGATATGGCATAAAACTATTTTTAGATGGTGTAACTTTCCATGCTTTCCATAGTAAATCTTCAATCAATTTTTTTTCAGGTATGTTTTCTTCATCATACAAAAAAACATGCTGTCTTCTATTTAATAAATTTAGGATAGGTTGTTGATTCATTATAGTTTGAATTTTTTAAATTGATCTTTAGTAACATCTTGTTTTACACCACCAATAACATAAGATTCAATTTCTGTTTCTTGTGGTGCATTTTGAAGTGATCTACTGTTGAACCAATGTATAGTCCATGGTAATGGATTCTGTGATGATGAGTGTTCATACTTTTGTTCTAAGCCTATCATTCTCATTCTTCTATTTGCTATATATTCAACGTATTGATGTAACAGTTTTTCTGATAGTCCTATCATAGAACCTTTTTGAAATAGATAAGTTGCCCAATCTTTTTCTTGTTTTACTGCGTCATCATATATTTTATAGCATTCTTTTTGTGTATCTTTAATAACTTTATTCATTACCTTATCATTCTCTTTTGTAAGATATGCTTTGATAATCTGTTGACTCATTGCAAGGTGTTGACTTTCATCTCTAGCAATAAGAGATAATATCTTAGCACTACCTTCCATAAGTTTTAATTCACCAAATGCAAACGAGCAAGCAAATGATACGTAGAATCTTAAACCTTCTAATACGTTTACAGTTACTAACGCAAGCCATAATGCTTTCTTTAGTTCGTAAATGTCAACTGATTTAGGATCATTATGCCATTTATAACCTAATGCAATTAGTTTGTCGTATGCTTCTGTAACTGCTTTTGATCTTTCTTCAATCTTCTTATCTTCAATAATAGTATCAAATACATCACTTGGTTGTGAGTATAGGTTTTTAATTATGTATGTATAACTTCTACTATGAATTGTTTCCATGAAGTCCCATGCTACTATGGCACCTTCTAATTCAGGATTAGTTACGAAAGGTAAAAATGCAAGGCATGGACCTCTACCTTGTACACTATCTAACATTGTTTGATACTTTAGATTAGATGTGAATATAAACTTTTGTGATTCAGACAGTTGAGCATAGTCGTTTCTATCTTTCTGTAAAGATACTTCTTCAGGTCTCCAGAAGAAACCTAATTGTTGTTGAGCTAATTTATCAAATATAGGATACTTAAATGTATCATACCTTTGTACAGCAAGGTCTTCGCCAAAAAACAATGGTTGTTTTGTAGCGTCTAAATTTTGTTTCTTATTAAATACTGTCTTCATTTATATTGTACACGAGTCACAATTCTCGTCCTCTTCTTTTGGTTTATCTTCAGGCACATTATCGTGGAACCCAATCGGATGAGTAGGTTCGTCTTCGTCTTTCTTACTATCATATGTGTTTTGATAATAAGAAGTCTTCCAACCTAATTTATATGTTGTCAATAAATCTTGTGCCATTACTGATACAGGCACTTGACCTTCAGTATAGTTTTCAGGATTATATGACCAATTGCCTGATATGGCCTGGTCAAAATACTTTTGCATTACTGCAACGATATTTATATATCCTTCGTTCCCTTTCATGTCCCAAAGTAAAGTATAGAAGTTCTTTAGTTTAGAATATTCAGGTACTATTTGTTTTAATGGGCCTTTTTTAGACTTTTTAACAGACAAATAATCTCTAGGTGGTTCAATACCATTTGTCGCATTTGAAACTACACTAGAAGATTCACTAGGCATTTGTGCTGACAATGTACTATGTCTTAAACCATGTTCTTTTATTTCTTTTCTTAAATGTTCCCAATCGTAAGTAAATTCTCTTTTAACTAACTCGTCAACATCTTTCTTATATGTATCAATAGGTAATATGCCATCTGCATATTTTGTAGATTTAAATGCTGAACAAGGACCTTTTTCTTTTGCAAGGTCTAAACTAGCATGTAATAGATAATATTGAAATGCTTCTGTTAGTTTATCAACTTGTCGCCATGCAAGTTTCTGATCGTATTTGTAACCTTTCTTTGCAAGGTAATGAGCAAGACCAATGTAACCAATACCTAAACTTCTACGTGCCTTTGTAGATTTTTCAGCAGCGTCAATAGGATACTTTTGATGATCTATTATTTCATCTAAAGCTCTTACTGCTAAATCACACAATGGTTGTAGTTCATCACGTTTGTTTATTTTACCCACATTGATGGCAGATAAGATACATAAAGCAATCTCACCTTCACCATCAATATGTTGTATTGGAGTGGTTGGTAAAGTTATTTCCTGACATAGATTTGACATGTAAACTCTATCTTTGAAGGATGAGTGAGTATTACAATGGTCAATATTCATAATATAGATACGGCCTGTTTCAGCACGTTCTTTCAATATATCAAAAAATAATTCTTGTGCGTTTATCTTTGTTTTAGATACGCTAGTTTTTCTTTCTGCTTTGATATATAAATCATCAAAGTCAGGTGTACCCCATGCGTCATATAACTCTGGTACTTCATGTGGTGAAAACAAAGTTATATCTTCGCTGTTAATAAACCTTTCATAAAATAGTTTAGATAGTTGTATTGAGTAGTCTAGTTTTCTAACTCTATTATCTTCACTACCTTTATTGTTTTTAAGAACAATAATGTCACCTATTTCTTGGTGCCAAATTGGGAAGTGTACTGTTGCTGATCCGCCTCGTACTCCGTTTTGAGTACAGCACTTAACAGTTGCCTCAAATTTTTTGAGAAAAGGTATAACACCCGTATGTTGTACCTCACCGCCTCTAATACGTGAGTTGATACCTCGGATTCTTCCTGCGTTAATTCCGATGCCAGCCCTTTGGGCAACATAACGGCCAACAGCCATGTCGCTACTAAAGATACTAGGTAAAGTATCGTCAATGTCAACAAGGACACAAGAAGCATACTGCTTAAGAGGGGTACGGACACCAGCCATAACAGGCGTTGGGATATTAATTTTAAAAGTTGATATAGCGTCATAATATTTTTTAACATATGACATTCTCCTTTCTTTTGGATATTTTGCAAATAGTGTAGCTGCAATCATCATGTACATAAACTGTGGTGTTTCGTATACCACGTTTGTACTTCTATCTTGTACAAGATACTTATCTATTACTTGTCTTAAACCTGCATAGGTAAAGTCATAATCTCTATTGTGATTTAACCAGTTCTCCATTCTATCAAAATCTTTTCTTTGATAGTTTGTAAATATTTCTTTGTCGTATAATTCTAAATCAACAACTTTTTTTACATGGTCATAAAAGTGTGGGTGATCCCATAACTTACCAATAACTTGTTTTCTCAAACTGTATAATAGTAATCTGGATGCTACGTATGTGTAATTAGGGTAATTTAAATCTATTAGATCAGCAGCTGACTTAACTAGTATCTGTTGAATATCGTCTGTAGTTATACCATCATAGAATTGTAAACCACTTTTCATTTCTACTTGTGATGATGAAACACCTGTGATGTCTTCACAAGCATACTCAACCATTTCATGTATCTTCTCAATGTTAAGTGGTTCT